CATCATACCTCGCTTTCCAAAGGGAAATCTTTCTCCACATGGCTGCTTGCGAAGCTGATCCCCGTTGTTTCGGTCAGCTATATACTAAGTGTCGTCGTTCTGGCTACACTAATGTATGCTCTGCTGTCCTTGTTGACGAAGCTAGTCAAGTTAAAGAGAAGCTGCTGGGCATTCAGTCAAAGACTGGTAAAGACGCCCAGGAAAATATTTTCATGAAGAAAGTGGTTGCGATCTTCCGCAGCTACCCATTCTTTTTCAAACCCATCCAGGATGGTACTACCAACCCTCGTATGGAGCTGGCTTTCCGCGAGCCATCTAAGCGTATCACAAAGAACAACAAGACGTCTCAGCGAGGCGACGCGCTGAACAGCGTAATCAACTGGAAAAACACCACGAACAACGCATACGATGGTGAGAAGCTACACATGTTGTACCTTGACGAGGCAGGCAAATGGGAGAAGCCTACCGACATCCGAGAGGCGTGGCGAATCGAGCGTACATGTCTTATTGTAGGTAAACGAGTAGTGGGTAAGGCGCTGGTAGGCAGCACGGTAAACCCCATGGATAAAGGTGGCGACGAGTATAAGGGTTTGTGGGAGGACTCCGACCCCAATGAGAGAAACAACAACGGAAGAACAAGGTCGGGACTGTACAGAATATTCATCCCAGCTTATGAGGCGCTAGAAGGATTTTTTGATAAGTATGGTAACGCTGTTGTAGACAACCCCGAAAAAGAGATTGAAGGCGTGGATGGGGAGCCTATAGATCAGGGAAGCCGAACATACCTGAAGAACGAACGCCATTCCTTTAAGGATGACCCTTCGGAGCTAAACGAGATCATCAGGCAGTTCCCCTTTACCGAGGACGAAGCCTTTAGAGATAGTATCGAGGGCAGCCTCTTCAACATTGGTAAGATCTACCAGCAAATCGAACACAACGACAACTTGTATCCTAATCCAGTAGTTCAAGGGAACTTCGTATGGAGAGAGAAGGATGAAGAGGTGGTGTTCTCCCCAGACCCTAACGGTAGGTTCCGTGTGGCTTGGCTGCCGCCTGATCACCTTAGAAATAAGAAGGCAGACGAACGTGGTAAGCGTATAGCTCCAAATGCACACATCGGGGTTGGAGGTGTTGACTCCTATGATCTTGACGCCACGGTAGACGGAAGAGGATCAAAGGGTGCGCTCCATATGTACAACAAGTTCAACATGGATGTACCTGCAAACATGTTCGTAGTGGAGTATGCTTCTCGTCCAGACCTTGCCAGCATATTCTATGAAGACGTATTGATGTGCGCTTTCTTTTATGGGTACCCATTGCTTATAGAGAACAATAAGTACGGTATCGCAAGATACTTTGAATCAAGGGGTTACGACGGATACTTGATGGATCGTCCAGACTTCCTGAAGAACCCTAACTCCTCTTCAAACGTAAGGACGAAAGGCATACCGTCTAACTCTCAAGACGTGATTCAATCTCACGCTCATGCTATCGAGGCTTACATCCACGATCATGTTGGCATCAATCCAGAAACGGCAGAGTTTGGTAAGATGTATTTTAACAGGACTCTAGAAGACTGGATTGGATATAAGATTGACAAGAGAACTAAGTTTGACTTGACGATTAGCTCTGGGTTGGCGCTGCTTGCATCTCAGAAATCTAAGAAAAAAGAAAAGCCCAAAGCCGACTTCAACGACAAGCAATTTTTCAGGACATATAAGCCGAAAGCTTGGCACTTCTAGTTTTACTATATTTGCAATGAGTTAAATAACTCCACCATTGCAGATGTATAGTAACAATAAAAAATCTTCTAACTTTCCAGACCCTCTAGCTTCTTCGGAGACGAAGCGGTCTAAAGAGTATGGTCTGAAATACGCGAAGGCGATTTACCAGCAGTGGGGAAAGATAGACCAACAGAACTCCGCCTACGGAAACAGGAAGCGTACATTTGAAAAGAACAGACGATACGCGAACGGCACCCAAGACACAGCTATCTATAGGTCGCTTCTTACTTCTTTGGATCCTAATAATGGTGATGGAAGTATGCTTAATCTGGATTTCACACCAGTTCCTATTCTTCCTAAGTTCGTAAGGATTGTAGTAAACAAAATCCTTTCCCTGTCTCCTTACCCAAACCTTGAGGCAATTGATCCTATCTCCTCTTCAGAGAAGGACCTGAAAAGAAAAAAGGTAGAGGTCTCCGTCAAGTCAAAGAAGTCTCTTGAGGGTATTGAGAAAAAACTTGGGGTTCAGGTGATGGGTCCATCTCAGGACATCCCAGAGAGTCTTGAAGAAGCAGAGATCTTTGTAGAGAACAACATCAAGTCCAACTCAGAGATTGCTGCTCAGATTGCTACGCAACTAACTCTTGATTGGAACGACTTCAACGATTCCACTCTTCGTCGCTGCGTAAACGACTTGGCTGTACTTGGTATGGCTGTCGTAAAGAGGGACAACGACCCAGAGCACGGTATCAAGACGAGCTACATTGACCCTATTAACTTTATCCATAGCTTTACTGAGGATCCGCAGTTTTCGGACTTGGTATACGCTGGACATGTTAGATACATGCCCATCCAGGAGCTAAAGAGAATTGCTGGTGATCAGTTTACCGAAGAGCAATACAAAGAGATTGCTACAAAAGCTCAGAAGAAGTACGGATACGATTCTAGTAAGCTGTCTCACTCTTCTTATGATAGGGTCAACAACTCGACTAGATTCGGGTATGATGAGTACATGGTCCAGGTGTTGGACTTCGAGTTTATATCTACCGACTGCGAATACTTTGAGTCAAAGGAAAGCAGATACGGAAACGTAGGGTTCTACCCAAAGGGGGAGAACTACAAGGCTCCTCAGAACTCTGTGTTCAACAGGGAGGTAACCAAGCTTGAGAGTGCTAACGTTTATGGCGGATGCTTCGTACTGGGTACCGACTTCTTGTTCAACTACGACAAGAAGCGAAACATTCCTAAGAACGTATACGATATCTCCAAGGCTAATTTGTCTTACTCGGTTTGCGCAACAAACCTTTTGGACATGATGCCTAAGTCTATGGTAGACAGCTGCATTGGGTTTGCTGATCAACTTCAGTTGACTCACCTCAAGATTCAACAGGCAGTAGCCAAGGCTAAGCCAGACGGTATCATCATTGATATTGAGGGATTGGAGAACGTCCAGCTCGGTAAGGGTGGCGAACTTCAGCCGCTTGAGCTGCACGACATCTACGAACAAACTGGTGTCTTCTACTACAGAAGTAAGAATCCAGAAGGTGGATTCCAGAACCCACCAATCAGAGAGATCGGGAACAGCATACGAAACATTAATGAGCTGATTGGCCTTTACAATCACTACCTGCGCATGATTAGAGACGCGACAGGTATTAATGAGGTTATGGATGCAAGCTCTCCTAAGTCCGACGCTTTGGTGGGTGTTCGTCAACAAGCTCTTGCTGCGGCCAACAATGCCATCTACGACATCACCAACTCTTCCATGATTCTTTACAAGAAGGTATGCAGTGATATCGTCAAGTGTGTGCAGGTCATTCACCCAGAGTCTATCCTCTACAAGATTTATGAAAATGCTATCGGTAAAACAAACATGGAGGTTCTCTCTACGTTTAGAAACCTTCCGATGTACAACTTCGGCGTTCGTGTAGTAAAGGACATGGAGGAGAATGAGCGGCAATACCTTGAGCAAAACATCCAGGTTGCTCTCTCTCAAAAAGAAATCGACCTCGAAGACGCTATTGCTGTGCGTCAGCTCAAGGATTTAAATCAAGCAGAGAGATTGCTGATAGTTCGCCGTAAGAAGCGTATGGCGGCAAATCAGCAGATGGCTATGCAGAATTCTCAGCAGCAGGCCCAAATTCAACAGCAGTCAGCTATGGCAGCTTCTCAAGCTAAACAGCAAGAGATGCAACTCGAAGCTCAGCTAAAAGCTCAGCAACTCCAGCTTCAGGCTCAGATTGACGCTCAGCTTGAACAAGTGAAGCACGGATTCAGAAAGGAGATCGAGATGATTAAGGCTCAGGCTTTGCTCGGTGTTCGCTCTGACGACCAGGACTTCAAGGAGAAGTTAGAGACGTTGAAAGAAGACAGAAAGGACGAGAGAGTAGAGAAGCAGACCATCGAGCAGAGCAAGTTGATCTCTCAAAGACAAGGACAAAGAGGGGAACTCGAAGAAGACAAGGGTGATCCACTTCAACAACTATTAGGATAACATGGCAACAACTATAAACCTAGATACCTCACAAAGAGTTGATATCGTCTGCAAAAGAGGTGATACATTTTCTCTTAGGCTGACACTAACTACAGACGGAGGAGCCGCCGCCTTTACCGCAGATGATATCTTCTTGATGCAGGTTAGGGATTCCGACGTTAATGACTCAGCTACGGCTGCCGACATTACTCTGACAACATCGGTTGATTCCATTGATCCAACTGCTCAAACGTATGTTGACTTTACATTCGATTCTGCCACAATGAAGGCAGTCCCTTCTGGTCTATACGTGTACGATATCGAACAACAGGCATACGACGGAGCCACAGGACCCACGGTCAGCACTTTAATTTACGGCACATTTAAGGTTAACGAAGACGTTTCAATAACAGCTTAAAGATGAGCAATGCCAATAAGTGTAGACCAACCATCAACTATAGCTGTATCAAGCTCTAACGGAGACACCATAAACGTATCTCTTGTGAGCTCTGCGGAAACCAAAGTGGTTTCCCTTACCTCTGTCGCTGAAAACAACATCACGGTTTCTGGGGCTATTGGAGCTGGTCCTGCTGGGCCAACGGGTCCTACTGGTGCTGCGGGGGCAACAGGAGCTACTGGACCTGCTGGAGCGGATGGGGCTGACGGTCAGGGAGTACCCACAGGCGGT